ATTTTTTATTAGTCTTCTCTAGTAAGTATCTCATTAACACATAGATTATAAGTGACTTACCTGAACCAGTAGGACTTAATAAAATGGCGCGTTTTCTGTGTAGTCCTTCACATATCGCTTCTATTTGATAGTTATGCGGATTAATTCTTGTACCTTTTGTAGATAGAGATAAGCCATTGATAAAGGTACTTAGCTCTGCGGGGTCTACGTCGACCGTAGCACCTGGCAGGCCATAAAAATTACTATGCTCTACTTCTACCTTATAATTACGTGGTCCACAAAATTCTTGCAAATATGGAAACAATCCCACAGGTAATTCTTGTGACTGTGAGTTATATAGTCTTATTTTGCCGTCCCATACCTTATTACGAAATGCTGGCATGTATCTGTAACCTGGGACAAAAAATGAAAAGAAGTCTGTCAGTTCGTTAGCTATTCCCATATCAGTATGGACTGACATAACGGAATGGTTTTTCTGACTTACAACTAATTTATCCACCCGCTTCGAACCTTCTCCAATCAATAATATTCTTTATAGTGGAATGTCTCCACTTTAATACATTTATAATCTCAGTAAGTGTTTCGATATAAGTTTTATAATATGCTATTGCTGTTTCTGATTTTTGTATATCAACGTCAGCATCATAGTAATAATCCATTTCGCCTTTTAAAACTTTTAAACCTTCAAATGGATCAAACTCCCAGCCTTCAGCCTCAATTTGTTCTTGAGTCATCTTGCCGTTATAGTATAGCCATTTCTTTTTAAGTAAAGTCTTTTGTTCCATCTCAGCTTTCTTTAACTGAAGACGGGCTATGGATATAAACTCCATATATTTTGCATGTAGTGTTGGGGTTTGTCTAGATGTTTCGTCAAGATTATACTGAGGGATCTCAGAGTCTTTTTTCCACATCTCGAGTACTGATTCAAGATTCATAATATAACTCCATTGTATGGATCTATTTATTTAATTTCAAAGTAGCTAAATTCAAAGCCTAGTGGAACACTTAGATATTGTACGGCCGCTGTTGCCGATTGTAATTGTAAAGCACCGATGCTAGTTAGTCTTGCATCATAATAAATTATTTCTTTATTCTTATTATTTTTACTTGATAGAGTAATAAGAGTAATATCCATATCTAATGGCTTTACTTCTGGGTCACGAGTATTACGTTGTTGGTTTGCTTCTTGTACTGTATCTAAAAGTATTTGATACATTTCATTATAGTTTTTTAAATCTTCATCCACAATCATTTCAAAAGTAACTTCACCGAATGTTAGACGATCACCCGATGCATGAGTATTTATAGATCTGTAAGGTACTTCTACTCCTGCTAGTGTTACATCAGGATGATTTACAGATGTCAACGTATATTCTGTATTCTTGTAATGCTTACGATTCAATACAAGTCTAAAACCCGTTGGCTGAAAATAATTTTCCTGGATCATTTATATCTCCTAAACCGCAAAACTTTCACCACAACCACATGATGCGGTTGCATTAGGATTTACAACTTTTAAATAAGAACCGCCAAGTTCCTCTACGTAATCAATAGTACAACCAAATACAAACATTTCTGCCATAGGATCTAACCATAGATTTCCTATTGTGGGTTCTTTATCGGTTGTACCCCATTCATATTGAAAGCCAGAACATCCACCGCCTTTTACATTCAGTGAAACATTAGGCTTACCAACCTTTTTTAAATATTCTTTTGCGTTTTCTGTAAGTTTTATCATGTATGTATTTATACAAAAAATAAGGGGCGCCGAAGCGCCCCAGTTAGATAGGTTATCCCTATTCTTATTTTATGTGTTTAGGATGTTATCCACACGCATAATTCTGTAGTACTGGTTCTGACGAACTGTACCTAGGCCGTTAGATGATCCAGGTGTGAATGGGTTTGATGCAAGACCGTATCGTGTCTTGAAACCAATTTTTGGCTGGAATGTATCTTCAGCAACTGCACGCATCATTGTTAATGGTACGTATGGGCAGTAGAAAAGACCGGCGTCGTATGCGTTTGTGCCCTTATAACCAACAGTGATATAATCTACTGTTGCATATGGGTCGATGTACACTTTCATGCGACCGTTCAGAGTACCAGCAAATGTGTTACCTGTGTCGTCAACATTCAATGTGTTTGAAGCAAGTACTTGTGAGTAGTCTAACATGCCTGTAGCAGCTAGAGCAGAAGCAACGTCAGATGAACATACCATCACGTTACCTTTTCCTCTACGAGTATCTTTTGCGATTTGGTTAGCTTCACGATCGATTTGGATGCCGAGACCTTTGAATTTCTCTGCAGACCAACGACCATCAACATCAGAATCAAGGTTAATAATACCTTTCTTAGTGATCTGAGCTGATTGAGCACCTGGCTTAGCGTGAGCGTTGATCACACGAATGATTTCGCGGTTGATCTCAGCAAGAATCTCAGTTGACAAGATGTTTGCCAATTCTGATTCTGCGTCTAAACCGTGGATCGCTTTAAGATCCTGAGCCAACTCTAATGAGTACTCAGCTTTTAGAGCACGTGACTTTGCAGTCACAGTTTGACGCTCAATGCTGAATGCCATTTCTGCGAAGTCTGTTGAACCTGATGATCCAAGAGCTTCAGCAGAGTCTGTTGCCATACCTGAACCAAATGTTGGACCAGTTCGCTCACCGCCGGAATCAAGACCGTCAAGGCCTGAACCGTCAGTTGACTGAGCAGCACCACCCGCTGGTGTAACTTGTGTACCAGAGAATGTTGTGTCGGCTTCGTTGTATAGAGCCTCTGTACCACCTTGAGTTGAGTACTTTGACTTCATTGCAAAGATAAGACCTGTTGGGCCGTTCATAGGCTGTACAGATGCTAGATCGTGAGCAATTAGGTTTGGAGCAGCACGACGTACCAAGCTGATCAATACTGGATCCCAGTTATTGATGCTAGCGCCTGTTGCGTTTGCAGGTGCGGCTTCGTTTAGTTGAGCGCGTTCTTCTGTAAGAGCACGTTCGGTGTTTTCCAACAGAGCGGCAGTTACCTGCTTCCGATGGTTGTCTTTAATGGTGCCAGCTGTTTCTTCGTTAAGAACTGGGGACCACTTTTCGACCAAGTTAGAATAAGATTCCATCTCTTGGATCTCCCTTATTTAGATGTTTTTCTGATTGCTGACAAATACTGAGCCATAGTTGCAGAAACTTCTTCTGTATCTGCCTCTGAGTCAACATCTGTTTCTTCAGCAATAGTGGATTCCACGGCTGGCGCCGCAAAATGTGCTTCTTTGACGGTTGCCACTTTCTTAGCGAAAGTTTCTTCGTCGTCGAAATCGATAGATTCAACAAGACCTGCAAGCTTTTCAGCTTGTGTGTCAGGAAGATCTTTTGAAGCTTCAGCTACAATAGCTGCACGCTTATAATCTTCTATTGTCTTGGCTTGCTCTAGCGCTTCTTCCGTACGAACATTTAACGCTTCTTCGAGCTCTTCGACTTGATCAGATAGCTCGTCGACTAAGTCGATTTTGCTTTCTGGCACTTCGATATAAGACTCTGTGAATACGTCTTTTAGTTTGTTCATGAAAGTTTCAGCGATTTCAGTTCGTAAACCAGACTGTACAGCCAGTTTATTGTCTTCCATCCACTGTTCAACTACGTAGTTTAGGTAAGAATCTACTTTTTCTACGAGATCAGATTTTGTTGCTTTAATCTCTTCAGCAAGCTCATTAGCGTAGTTCTCTTCCAATTTGGTGATTTCTTCGCTTAATTTTGCTTTCATAGCTGATTCGAAAATTACGGCAGTTTTCTCTTTGAACTCTTCTGAGAGAGTTGCTTCAGATTCAACTAGTGCATTTAATTCGCCTTCGTAGTCATAAGCAACTTCTGGGTTTTCCATAATTGCTTTTTCGTCGTCTACTTCAACGTCGTCATGCATTTTTCCGTAAGCGGCTTGCAAAGATGCCTTATTCATTTTGCTCATCTTTGTGTACATAGCCTGCAACATACCTGCTTTTGTTTTCGGCATTGGTTCATGTGTGCCCTGCTTAGGTGCTGGCTCTGGAGCCTTTGCTGTTTTACCAGCTGCGCCTTTCACAGATGCGACAGATGCGTCCTCTGCGTTCTTTGGGTCGTGAGCCTCTTCCACAACGTCCTCGTCATGGAGATCTGCTTCGGTGACCTGATTTTCAAGATCAGACATGCTATTCTCCTTTACATGCTCTTTTGTTTGAGTAACGAGAGGAAATTCTTATACTCACGAACCTGTGTCTCATAGAGATCAGTGCGTGGAGCTTGTTTAATTTCAGTCTCCATTTTTTCAATTGTCCTAGCCTCAATAATGCCATTATTCCAAACCCAGTCTACACCTTCCATAATTCCATTAACGAATGCATTCGGTGCGGATGGATCTTGCACGATATCTACCGTGTTAAGAATAAAGTCGTCTTTAACGACCGCTGCGCCATTACGCTGCTCAAGACTTCCCATACCACGAGTTGACACGCCGAGTTGAACACCACCTTCCAGCAAACCTTTTACAATTTGCCCCATAGGAGTATCCAGCACTTGTGCCTTGCCCATCACATTATTACCCTCAAATTGAAGATCGGTAATTAGATGGGAAACTTTGTCTAAATTAACTGTTGGGCCTTCCGGATGGTTTAGCTCTCCAACAGATCGTTTAGTACTAACCTGATCGTCAACATATTTGTTGACGGCTTTTTCTAATATCGCTTTAGGATAAATTCGACCATTACGATTTTTTGAATCAGCCATAGCAAAAACGCCCTCGATAAGATATTTCTTCGAGCCGTCTTCTTTTTTCTCAACTAAACATTGAACGTCTGTTTCGTTGTATTCTGTAATAAGTTTCATTTTTATCCCGACTGTGATATTTTTGTTACATTTATTTATAACAATTTAATCTTCTACTTCTGGTTCCTCATCACCAGTAAAACCTGGTGTTTCATCAGTAAAT